AAATTCCCGTTGTGCAATCCGTAACTCTTTCTGCGCCTGCACATAGCGCGTCTTTGCCTCCTTCCTGGCTTCTTTGTATCTGGAAATGACATAATGAACGTCGTTCCCGCAGTCGCACAGGAAGACGCGCCTCCAGGGTCTTAGCTACCTCCAGGCGTAGCGAATCAAGGAAATCGTCACTGAACGACACACTCGGCCTCATCCACCAACATGTTTTCAAGAATCGCCACATGGGAGGGATCAGCAGCCCGTTGCCACCACTTTTTAAGACACTCAATAAGCTTCTGAACCTGCTCTGTCGTGCAGTACATCAGCGCCTTGCCCACCATGCGGCGGCAGTATGCGTCCAGGGCGCTGTCGGAAACATCATGTACGATGGCGAAAGCATACATGCGTTTCCACAGGCCCCGGACGAGGCCGAGCTGCTTGGCGCTGGCAAGGTTTTCAGCGTTGAAGCTCCGGCCTTTCGTGCCGCCGGATTTTGGAGGTGCGGGCCTGGACTGTCCCGGTGGAACGGGAGAGGCGGTAAATCCCCTCTCCCGCATGTGAGCCAACACGGCGGTCAGCTTTTTGTCGGTCATTTTCTCATGGGCACAGCTACGCAGGCCGGTGATGTTTTCCAGCATGTCACGGTAGGTATCCTCATCCAGACCCAGGACGCGCTGGCCGGTATGAATCAGCTTAATGAGAGTGTTGCGGGGCAGTTGTGTTTTGCTCATGGCAGCCTCCGGCGTTGCGGATGTGTTTACAGCGAGGCCAGATCCAAAGGTATGGCGCTATATTTGCCCTGGGCGTCCCGCTGGAGCACGCGCACGTAAACCTTGGTGCTGGACACCCGCAAACTTTCGGAAATAGCGTTCATGGCCCGCTGCCAGCGCTCGTCCTGGATATCGAGACGGCGCAGGCCGAGAATGCGGCCAGTGTTGATCCGGCCTTCCTTGTCCACCTGGAAAGCGTAGTCAATAAGGGTGCGAGTTTCAGGCCTGTCCGTGGCCGTCCAGTCCCGCATACACTCATCAACCAGAACCTTGGCGGCTTGCAGGCCTTCGTCAAAGACCAGACGGTCGCTGATCTGGCGCTGTATCTGAAAAGCCCCGTCAAAACTCTCCAGGGTGACGTTGCCTTTTCTGCCGCCCATTTTCACGCCGTAGCGCTCGGCGGACAGGTCAAGGAAGGCCTCTATGTCGTCCAGCAGCGCGTACTTGAAATCCCGCAGGAACTTCTGGAGTTCCTGGGCCTTGAATACCTTTTCCCGCACAAGGGCGTCACGCTCCTTGTCAATGGGCCGCACGGTTTCGGCAGGGACGAGGCGGCCCTGGGCATCCTGCATATATTCTTGGCCGTTAATGGTCTGAGTCATGATATGCTCCTGAATAATATTGTTAGGCCACACGCGCGGCCCTGACCACATCGGCGTCGATCTGGCGCAGGCCGTTTTGGGCGGCAAAGTTGATACAGGCTATGGCGAGGTTGGAAACGGCCAGAGGATAGGCCTTGTCAACGCCCTGGCTCTGCTTGTCCTGGCCGACAATGAGGCGCTGGCGCAGTTCGGCAAAGGCTTCCTGGGCAAAGATTTTGTCCGCATCCAGACCGATGCCGGTAAAACGGTGCCGGATAAACTCCCCCACGTCCGGCAGGGGCGGAAGGATCACAACATCACAGCGTTGCGACACTTCGCGCAGATCGACACCAGCTTTGTCCAGGCGCTCCCCAAGCTCGCTTTGCCCGATCAGGATGATGGAAAGCAGGCGTTTCATGCCGTGTTTCAGTTCCCAGAAGCGCTTCAAGGCTTTCAAGGTCTGGGGGTGCAGGTCGTGGGCTTCTTCTATAATAAGGACATGACGGTTGCCGGATTCGGCGGAGAGGCTAAGGGCCGCATGCACCCGTTGGGCCATGACTTCCGTGCTGACGCCAACTTTTGAGCCTGGGGAAAGGCGGTGCAGGATGGCCTCAATAATATGTCTGGTTTTGAGCGGACTGCCGGAGCCGTTATCGTGACGGGACATGGTGAGGACGTAAGGCTCTATGACCACCACGTCCTTTTCGTGTTCTCTCAGGTATTCCAGCAGTTCGTTTTTGAGGGTGGTGTTTTGCCCGCGCCGGATTCCCCCACCAGGGCCATGAAATTGCCGTTGATAGCCGCATCGCGCAAGGTTTCCCGCGCGTAACGTGACTGCGGGGTCAGAAAGACCTGTTCCGGCTTTTGCGGGTCATCAAAGGGGTCGCGGACTATCCCAAAGGCTTGACGGGCTTGTTGATTGAGAGACTGTCGCTTCAATATCATAACGGCTTCCTCTTCCTGATTATAGGTTTGTTGCTCGGATGATCCGACCTCCCGCTCAACGGCTGCCGCGATCTCGGCTTCCGACACTCCGCGCGCCATAAGTTCGGCAATGAGGTCCGGCAGGAGATCCGGCTTATGCTTCAGCGTAAACCCACCTTTGAGGAACAGACTCAGAGACGGCGTGGAGACGCCAAGGGCTTCTGCCAGTCTGGCCTGGACAATGCCATGTTTTTTTACAAGGTCAGTTAAGGTCATGATGTACCTCCAGCCCGGAGGGCATGCTGGTCAATCGTTGCTGTCGCCATCCGTAAGGCTCGTTCCTCGTCCAACGGCTGCCGCAAGGAAAGAACCCGTCCCGGCAACGGCGGACCAAAGCGCCGGAGCAGCTCGGCGGCAACTTCGGGCAGCTTGTCTTCGCTGACGTATTCCGGGAAGCGTTCACGGACGTAATCCATGCAGGCCATAGCATCACGGTCAAAGGCCTCGGTCGCCAGGGCGCGCAGACGCGGGGCCGCCTGGGCGTGGGTAAGGGGCATGGGGGCGGCAACCGGGGGAGCGCCCAGAACATCGCGGCCCTTTGGCCGCAGGGTCAGCGGGGCTTCATGCAGATCGGCAAAGACGTTCAGGCCGGGGTAGGCGTGTTTGGCTTTCCCGTCCGGGTAGGCATTCTTCTTGATGTCATCCAAGGCATGGTCAATGACGGTTTTTGGACACGCTTTGTAGCTTTCGCCCATAACCGGGGCCGATACGTCAAAGCCCCATTCATCCTTGACGATGGGGGAGACTTCCCAGCGGCGCTCAGAACCGTCCGGCATGGTTTTGATCACAATGATGTCCGGCGCGCGGAAGGGGTTCAACTCCACGAGCACCTTGTCTTTGGGCCGCAAGCCAGCATGGGCCAGATTGCGCAGATCGTATTCTTGCACCCCCACACCGGGCAGCCTTGTATCAACGCTGATGCTCAGGCGGTCAGAAACGGTGCGCGGTTCAACCTGCCAGCGGCTGACGGCAATCAGGGCCTCACGGCTGGCCGTGCGGAGCTGATCCGAGCGGATCTTCAGCCACGCGGCGTTCCTGCTGGTTCCGTATCTGCTATGGATGGCAGTGGCGTTGTATGCCATGCGCCAGAAGTCGGCCCTGGCTTGTAGACCAGCCAGCTCATCAACGCTGGTAAAGCGCAAGCGACCTTCAAACTCGTATTCGACAATGCGGTGGGCCACTTCAACCGAGCCGGTGGCGTTGGCCCGGCCAGGAGCGTGGTGTTGCAGCTTGATCCCCAGCCTGTCACAGAACTCCGTCATCAAGCTGGCCCGGTGGGCGCTGGCCGGGTCAGTATATAAATGAAAGGGTACGCCGTGCATGGGGTCACGCGGCCCCCGGTCACTCATGGCCGCGATCAGGGCGGTCAGGGCTCCGGCGGCGCTTTCCCCGGCGGCAAGCACATAATGCACGTATATGTTGTGTGTGGTGTGATCTGTGATGACATAACGTATGATGCGCTGGTTGTTGATTTCCAGCAGCTTGCCGGGTTTGGCGGCGTTGTATTTGCGCTCGTCCATTATGACTATGTGCTTGCCGAAGCGGTACAGCACACAGACCGTCGCATCCATCTGCCAGGAGTGGTTGGGGAAAAGGGTGCGTACCGTTCCGGTAGGTGCGCCGCGCTTCAACTGCTTCGGGTGGCAGCCATATTCACGCATGGTACGGGACAAGGTGGAAACGGACGGCATGGTCACTTCGCCCGTTTCCTGGTTTACAGTGCCATGCCCGTTGGCTTCCAGAACCTCGGCAGCCAGTTCCATAGTCATGGTCTTTTTGCCGTGATCCCGGCGGGCCGTATGCACCATGCCGCCCACCGCAAGGGCCAGATCGCGGTCAACGGAACGCTTGCCCGCGTCACTGCGCTTTTTGCGCTGGCCCTTGGCCCCGGCTGTTTCGCCCATGTCCGCCAAATGGCGGTACACGGTCTGCACGGAAAGGCCCAGGCTTTGCGCTGCGGCTTCAACCAGCGGGCGCTTTGCCCCGTGCGCGGCCCTTTCCACATTCTGGGCCAATGCCCGCAAACTTTCCTGTTGTGCTCTGGTCAGCGGCATAAGGCCCTCGTTACTGTTGGGTTTCATGTTCACCTGGGGAGAAGTCGCCGGGGTCGCCGTGCATCCCGGTAATGGGAGCAAAGCTGCTTTCGGCGGGGAAACGCACATCTAACGGAACGCCCAAGGTCAGGGAGCGCTGTTCGGCAAACAGCGTGGAAACGCTGTTGTTGACATAATCCCACGTGTCAAAACAGAGCATGTTTTCGCCAAAGCCGTGCGTTTCTTCCGTGTCCGCTTTCATGGCGTTACTAATGGTGCCACACAGAAACATGAATTCTCCCAACACCTTGACGCACATGCTGTCTATGCTGTTCCGGAAGGCCAAACGGGCAGCAGCAAGGTTTTGCTGCCGCTCATCAATGCTGGCCGGGTTCAGGGCGCGCTCCAGTTTGACTTCCAGGTCGTTGGCCTTTCTGGACTTCTCATCACGCTGTTTTTTCAGGGCGGCAGCCTCGGCCTGGGCATCGTCGCGTTCGGCGGTCAGTTTTTTGTTCCGCGCGCCGATCTCGTCCAGGGTGGCCAGTATGACCTCTTTGTCGTTGCTCTCTGCCGCGTCCGCGATTAACTCCTTGATTTCCAACTGCCGCTCTTCCGGCAACGCGGCCATGCCGCCACGCAGGGCGCGCAGTTCGCGGTAGCCGATGCCGAGGTTTTTCTGTTCTTCCAGCAGCTTTTCCCCAAAGGCAGCGAGGTTTTCCAGGTCTTCATCCATTTTGGAGCGGGAAAGGCCCAGGGCTTCACACAATCCGGCCCAGGTTTTGGGCTTGATGATGCTGCCGTCAGGACGGGCAATGACCATAGTTTTGTAGCTTTTGCTGTCTTTGATGCGTTGCAGGGCCTTGAGCAATGTGACCTTGTTCAGGCTGTCTAAAGCGCGGGCGTAACTGGTGATACCGACCATTTGGTTGACAAGTGCCGTTTCCGCTAAATCAGCCGCAGTCATCGTCATTGTAGTGGCGCGGGCCTCAGCCAGCAGTTCCGTGTCGGCATCAGCCGAGGGGGTGCCGTGTCCCCGGCGCTCCCAGATGCGGGCATCGGCCAGGGCAGCCTCTTCTTCTTCGGTAAAGGTCTCTACAGGCTCGTCGGCCAAGGCATCAGCCGGGGGCGTACCATTCCAAACGCCTTGAATCTCGGCGGGAGAAAGTTTTTTCTTTGCCATGTGTATATCTCCGTAAAAATAGGATTAACCGTGCATCTGCATGGCGCGGGCATTGATGCGGCGATCTAGCTGTTCGGCCCTGGACGTAGCGTCGGCCATGTGCAGTTGAAACAGGCGCATGATTGAAAGGGGCTTGACGGTCGCGGCGTAGCGGCCACCATCCAGCCTTTCCGCCCAACCCAGAGCGATAAGCAGATCCACATCCCTGCTGACGTTGGCCGGGCTGGTTCCAAGGTCGTGTGCCAGGTCCTTGTTGGAGATGCCTCCCAAGGCATTGCAACACAGTTTTTCAATGATGCGCAGGCAGCGTCCGACCTGACCGTTTTGGAGTTCCTTACTCATAAGCCCCCCGTATAAAACCGCCTGGAGTCAATGTCCGCTTCCACGTCCAGCAGTCCTATGCCGCTGTTGGAAAGGCGGATCAGGTTGAGCGGAAGGCCCAGCTCATGGGCCAGCCGCGCTTCCGCCTCGCAGCCCTTGGAATTCCACAGGCCGTCAATGTCCAGCAGAACGAGGGCATGACACAGGGCCATGATGCTGTTGTTCAGGTGCGCCCAGGTGACGGCGCACGTGCCCACGGGCAGGGTGCCTATGGTACAAACCGGATGCCCATGCGATATGGGCGAAAACACGGAATAGCCTTTTGCCATGAGAATGGCTGTCGCCTCTGATGCGTTGAGGGCGCGCAGATCGCGTACTGCCGCGTCCTCATGTGAGTATGGACAGCACAGAAAGAGCAGGGGCGGCTTGTCCGTGTCTTCTATGGGCATGCTCAGGGCAAGGCCCAGGGGATTATTAACCAGGACAGGCAGATCCTGAACCCGGACGGGGGGATCACAGAGATCGCGCACGTGGTTGAAATGCAGGGTCTCTACGATTTCCACCTGGGCGGCCTGTGACAGCAACATATTCTTGAGCAGGATCATGTCTTCCGCGTCCAGGCCTGTACCGATTTTGCCGCCGACCCACAGGGCTGCGTTCTGAATGTCCAGCGCCTGGGGTGTTTGCGCCGGGGTAAATGTTGTGTTAGGCTGATGTTCCTGTTTCATGCTGGCCCCTCCTTTGGGGTCTTGGCCCGGCGTTGCAACCGCCGGGCTTTTTTCATGGGTAATGGTCACTGGATTTCCCCTTCCTTAAGGCCAAGGGCCACGGCAATGGCGTGGGCATGGCCCCGGCGTCCGGCAGCCCGGCCATTCAGCACGTCATACACATGCGTAGGCGAAAAACCGCGCTTGCGTGCCCATTCTGCAACGCTGACGCCGCGCGCCTCAAAGTCGCCCTTTATGGCCTGCACAGCGGCAAGGCGCTCTTGGACGGTGGTTGCTTGGGTCATGTGGAACTCCTTTTGGCCGCTTTCGCTGTTTTACTCTTCATCCGGGGCGTGGTCGTCGTCGCCACGCAGCCACTCAAGGACATTCAAAATCCCCTGCTCGTAGCTCATGCCTGGATAATGCGACCCTCTGTTGAGGCCTTCATGCGCCCAGTTTTCAACGCGGGCTATTTCCTCTTCTGTCCTGACAGTTTCCATGCTCGTTACTCCCTACGAAAATTTGTTACAAATTTTTCTGCTAAGCTTGACAGCCCTTTGCCGCCTTTTCCGTTCTTTTCCCGCATTTGGGGGTGTTGCCTCAAAGTATCGCCTCATGTAGGGTCGTTTCTTGATAATGGGAAATAGGCGGACCATGTAGAATATAAATATCCATTTTTGAGAAATCAGTCAACCAAAAATAGTAAAAATGTCAGATTCTCCAAACTTTATTGAATTGGGGCAACGCATCCGTGAGATGCGGGGGAAACAAAGTCGCCAGGAATTCGCCGAGAACTTTCTGATAGCGCCTAGTTCTCTGGCGCGCTGGGAGGCTGGAGATACACAGCCAGAACTGGGTTTTCTGGTTCGGCTGGTGGGGGCGTTTGGATGTAGCCTTAAGTGGTTAATTACTGGAGATGACGATTTTCCCAAAAATGGAAAAATACTGGCGGATCAGCAGCTCGAATATCTTGACAAGATGGGCTGGGGAAAAAACGCCCCCGGCATTATCATGATCCCGATGGTGGACGCGGTTTTGTCCGCCGGAGAAGGCAGTTTTGAGACCAGCGGGGACAGTGAGCGCCAGTTCGCCTTCCGCCAGGACTTTTTGAGCCCCAAGGGCAATATCTCTCAAATGGTGTTGATGCGTGTTGACGGCGATTCTATGGAGCCACGTATCAGTGACGGTGACATGGTGCTCATTGACCAAAGCCAGAAACATCTGCGCACGGGCAAAATTTTTGCCGTAGGCGTGGAAGATATGGTGTATTTGAAGATGGTGAGCGCCATGCCCGGCAAGGTCATATTAAGCAGCATCAACGAGGATTACCCGCCCCTGGAGGTGGATACTCGCGGCGATCTGGAAGATTCCGTGCGCATCATTGGTCGGATGATCTGGTCATGTCGAGAGTGGTAGCGGTGGCGGAATATCGAAAGTGAGGTGAATTATGGGCTTTTTCTCCCGTTTTTTCGGCAAGCAAGAATCTACCCCGGAACAGCCCAAAGTCCAGGAAAAGGTACCTGTGTCCGTTCCTACCGTGAAAGCAAGCCCGGAGTATGGCAATGCTTATTCCGCGGTGTTCTATGAAGTCATGGGAACGGTAGAGCCGTTCACCAAGGCCGAGGTTGATGCCATATATGCCATAATCAATACGGGGCCACCGGCTTTTGAACAACATTTTGCAGATAAAGATTGCTATTGGCCTGAACTAGAGGAGTGGAATGCCGCATTCACAGCGGCGGGGCGCGCCCCCCTTCTTGGCGTGAGTGACCCCAGGGCCATGAACACCAAAGAAATGTGCGGGTTGCTTAAAACATCGGACATCAAAGAGGCTCTTAAAAATCTAGAAATCTCCCACTCAGCAAAGGATACCAAGGAAGTTCTTATAGGCCACCTTGAAGCCATTGCCCCGGAACAATTCACGGCTGCCTGTCCGGCTTGGCAAGGTGCTATGGAAAAACAACTGGCAAAGCGTCGCCTACAGTTTTTTCAGCTTCTGGTCAGCACTATTCAGGGACGCGCGACGAGCCTCGATGGCCGGATGCGCCTTGCTTGTACCACAAAAGATAGTGGAAAATGGGATCTGCACACATCCAGAAGCGAGGACAAGGTTTTCGTGGAAATGGCACTGAAGAAGAACCCTGAAGCCGTTCCGCCATTTTTCCCAGGAGACTGGACTATTCAGACTCCTGTTATTACAGCCTTTTCGCGCGGCCCGGCGGATATAAAGACTGTTGAAGCGGCAGCGGAACGGAGACGAAAAGAAGACAATGCAAGAAGGGGACGCTAGTCCCATAAAAGGAACTCAAAAAACTGCCGACATCAGAAGTTTTTGGGGCAGTATTGTTGTAACACATTGAAATAACACATGTCGCTATTTTAATTTTCCCGCAGTCGGAAAATTTTCTTGTAACCCCGGATTTTTTTCTTTCCTCCCCTTCCCCCATGCTTGGTCCAAAAGCATGGGGGTTTTTCATGCGCAAAATCAATCGCATCATCATTCATTAAGGCTGTGAGGAAAAAACATGTCAAAGCAGATTCTTGCCGAAATCATCAATCCGGCTCTTGACCGCCTGGCGGCACACAGAATCCCGGTTACAGACGCGGCCCGCGTCATGCTCTACGCCATAGGATTGCAGGAGAGCAACCTGCAACACCGTTTCCAAATTTCTCAGAGGAGCAACGGGGAGCGCTTTCGCGGTCCGGCCCGTGGCTTCTGGCAGTTTGAAATTGGCGGCGGCGTGGCCGGGGTCATGGCGCACAAAAGCTCGGCGGACATTGCCCGCGCATTCACGGCGGAATTTGTCGGCAGCAACAGCACGAACAACGGCGCGATATGGGCAACTCTGGCCTATGAGGACATTCTCGCCGCTGTTTTCGCCCGCTTGCTGCTGTGGACTGACCCGCGCCCGCTCCCCCCGCCCACGCCCGCCAGTGAGCAGGAAGCCTGGGATTATTACATTCGCAACTGGCGTCCCGGCAAACCACATCCCGGACAATGGTCCGCCCGTTGGAAAGCCGCGCTGGACCTTATCAAGTAACAAACATCTTACCGCGTAACGCATGGAGTTTTATATGCCAGTCACTAAAAGCATTTTCGCCAGCAAGACCATTTTGGGGGCCATCGTTTTTCTTTTGGCATCCCTGTTCAACTGGCTCGGCATTGAAGTCGGCACGGAAGAGATAACCAGGACAGGCACGCTCATTGTGGAACTGGCCGGGGTTATTCTGGTTGTTTGGGGGCGCTGGACAGCCGAAACCAAGCTCACGCTCCCCTGTTCAAAGACTACCGCAGCGGGCCTTGTTATTGCCTTTCTGCTGCTTTCCGGCTGCGCTTTCAAAGAGCTTACTGTTGCGGAAATAGCCGAAAAGCTCGGCTCTGTGTATCGCGGTAAAACCGTTCCTGCCCTTGAAGAGTTTGAAGACCCTGTTGATTCTCCGCGCGAATTGCCGAATCTGGCTCCGGAAGGCAGCAACTGATCATGGCTTTGAGATCCCCATACAGCGGGCCGGAGCGGCGGAATGAAGGCATAAGCCGTCAGGTGGCGATAGCTATCATGTCGGTTGTCATTACTGTCTTCATTCAGACTGCGGGCATCATCTGGTGGGCCTCCGGCATTACCCACAGAGTCGAGGCAGTTGAGAAGTCCGTGGCGAAACACGACGACACCATGCAACGCCTGACCATCATGGAAACGAACGTGACGTGGATCAAGGAGCGTATGCAGGAAGTTCTCAATCATGCTTACGGACGGCCGCGCGGGAGTTGAAATAATGTCTCCCCCCTTGAGCATGTTGTTGCGCCAGCCCCAGGCGATTTTGGATCTGATTGACGACTGGCTGTCGCGCGGCACTCCCTGCTCCAAAATTGCGGACGCGCTAAACGCCCAGGACATCACAACTTCGGCGGCTGCGGTGGGGCGCTACCGGAAGGATGTGTGGCTGCCCAAAGTAGCCAAGCAGAAAGACCTGCTCTTGACGCTGGAGTTGGTTGACCCGGCGGACCCTTCCAAGTCTTTGGGCCGCATTAACATCGCTCTGGCACAAAAGATACTCAGAGACAATCTGGAACTGCTGGCCCTGGATGAAGATGTGACGCCGGAAGAGGCCATCCCCCTCATACTCCGGGCCATGATGGCCCAGGACAAAGCCAGCAAGGCCATTTATGCGGACGTGATGGCCGCCTTGAAGGGACACCAGTTGGACGAGATCAACCAGGCCAAGGAAGGCGACCTGCTGGCCATGAAGGGCGGCAAACTGGTGCGGGTGGAAATTGTGGAGCCGGGGAAGCCCCAGAAGGCCCTCCCGGAAGCCAAGGCCAAGAAAAAGCCCGCCAAGAAAAAACAGGCGTCAAAAGACAGCAAAGTGTTGCCCGCCAAAGATAAAACGGCAAGCAAAGGAACAAGCAGTGATAGTTAACCGCGTATTTGCCTCCACAGGCCTTAAAAACCCGTTTTGCGGGTCTTTGGCCGTGCTCGGCAAAAAAATGCGGGAAAATACCTTTGCAAACATTTGTAAACGTATGCCGGGGAGGGTGCCGAGGTGGGCGTAAAGACCCTGATCACATCCCTGGTGGACAACATCCAGATTCCGGCGGCTTTCGCGGGGCTGTTCAAGCCTTACCGCTACAAGGTTTTTTATGGCGGGCGGGATGCTGCCAAGTCCTGGGCCTTTGCCAACGCACTGTTGACCCTGGCTATGGAGCGCCGTCTTGATGTGCTGTGCGCGCGGGAACTCCAGATCAGCATCAAGGATTCCGTACACAAGCTGCTCAAGCGCCTGATCGAACTGCGCGGGCTGGATGACTTTTTCAAGGTCACGGAAGCCAACATTGTGGGCGTCAACGGCTCCCTGTTCAGCTTCAAAGGTTTACGGAGCAACGCCAGTGAACTCAAGAGCTTTGAAGGCGTTGATATCTGCTGGGTTGAAGAAGCCCAGCGCGTAAGTCAGGCAAGCTGGGACATTCTTTACCCCACCATACGCAAGGCCGGATCGGAAATCTGGATCAGCTTCAACCCCGGCTCTCCACACGATCCGACATGGCTGGAATTCGTGGTGAACCCACGGCCTAACTCGCTGCTGGTTCATGTTACGTGGCGTGATAACCCCTGGCATTCCGACGTAATGGAGCAGGAGCGGCTTGATCTCCTGAAGAAAGACCCGGACAAACATGACTGGATCTGGGAAGGCAACCCCCGTGTGGTCACTGATGCCCAGATTTTCAAAGACCGCTGGCGCGTGGAGCGTTTTGAAATTCCCACGGGCGTTCGCTTCCTCCAGGGGGCGGACTGGGGCATTTCCACGGTTTTGATCCGGGCCTACTTCCACCGCAATCAGGACGGGACAAAAGAAATCCGGGTCTGCAACGAGGCTTACGGCAGACACACGGAAGTTGACGATATTCCGGCCCTGTTCAACAAAACTCCCTTTGCGGCCAAGTGGCTGACGCGGGGTGACTCTGCCCGACCCGAACTGATCCGCCACATGCGGCGGCGTAAATTTACCATCAAGCCCTGTAAAAAATGGCCCGGCAGCGTGGAAGAGGGCATCAGCTTTTTGCGCACTCATGGCGTGGTGATCCACCCGGACTGTGTGGAGACCATCAAAGAGGCGGAACGGTACAGCTACAAGGTGGACCCGCTTTCCGGCGAGGTGCTTTACGAAGAAATAGTAGATGACTGGAACCACTGTTTTGATGCCCTGCGCTATGCCTGTGAACCCTATATTTTGAGCAAGGCGACGGCATGAGCACGGACAGGAAGATATTGAAATTCAAGCCCGACGTGCCTGAAGCGCGCCCCCTTATCCGGATGACGGACAGGGTTGACGCTGCTTTCGCGCGGGAGCGCTACAATCTGCCCGCTATTGTTAATCCTGAAAGGTCCAGTCTTGTGGACGCGCGCGGCCGGGCCTATGACAGTGACCCCCTGAGCGCCTGCGCGGACGTGAACAGCTTTTTGGAGCGTACCGACAGCATGGTGGGCATGCCGTCTTTCATCGGCTATGCCTCCTGCGCCAATCTTTCTCAGGACGGATTGATGCGGGCCGGGGTGGAAGGCCTGGCCGCCGAGATGACCCGCGAATGGATCGACGTGAACAGCCCGAACACTGACTGGCAAAAAGCCGTGGTGGAAGAGCTGCACAAGTTCAAAATCCGCCGTCTGTTCCGCAAGGCCGCTTCCATGACCGGGTATTTCGGGTGCTGCCGGGTGTTCATAGACACCGGAACGCGAGATCCGGACGAGCTGAAAACGCCCCTGGTGCTCAGCAAGCAAACCGTTGTTTCCGGTTCGTTGCGCGGCTTCATACCGATTGATCCGGCCCTGATGTTTCCCGGCATGTACAATGCCTCTGACCCTATTTCACCGTGGTTTTACAGGCCGATGACATGGTACGCCCTGGGGCGGGAAATCCACGCCAGCCGCTTTCTGCATTTCATTCAGAATGAGCCGGACAGCATCCTGCTCAAACCGGTCTACAACTTCGGGGGCATTCCCCAGGTCCAGATTGCCCTGGATTACCTCGTTCACTTCACAGGCACGCGGGAGGCGGCTGCGCGCCTGCTGAAAAAGTTCAGCCTGACCGTGTTCAAAACGAATATGCAGGGAATTTTATACGGGGAGGATGATTCGGACATCATACGGCGGCTGCGCTACTTCGCCCGCAACCGGGACAACGACGGCGTGGAGGTGATCGACAATGAGGATGAAGATATTCTCCAGATCAATACGCCCCTATCAGGTGTCACGGATATCGTGCGTCAGGCTCTGGAAATGCTGTCCGCCGTGTTTCGTATGCCCGTGACCAAATACTTGGGCATCAGCCCCGGCGGCATGAACGCCACCGGGGAAAGCGACATGAACAACTGGTACGACTACGTTGCCGGTCAGCAGGTCAGTGTCTGTGACTCTCCCCTGGATGTAGTGATCAAACTTATGGAGCTTAACAGATTCGGGGACATTGACCCGGCTCTGACCTATTCCTGGCGGCCCCTGAAAAAGACCACAGAGGCGGAACAGGCCAATATCAACAAGGTCAAGGCGGAAACTGACTCTGTACTGATCATGAGCGGTACTATCGCGCCGGAAGAAAGCCGCAAGCGGCTCTCCGAGGATGCGGACTCCGGCCACGCGAACATTGATCCAAAAAATGTTCCGCCCCCGCCGGAAGGCAATATAGGCGAAGAGTTTGGGGCGGATCTGCCATGAAAGCGCCCATTCCCCGTCTGATCCCGAAAAACACCCGCATGGGCCTGCCGATCCGTGCCAATGCCGGGATAGAGGCCGAGTATAAAAAGCGCCTCCAGGCCTTGATAGGCAATATGTTTGCCTCTCTGAACCATTGGCTCAGCGCGGAATACAGGCGCCAGCAGGAAAAGATTCTGGCCTATGACGCGGCAACGCCCTGGTGGCGGCTGACCTTGGATCGAGTGCCCGCTTTTGACGCATCCCCGGCGCGGGGCATGCGGGACGCGCTGCGCCGTCGCATGCGCCAGTGGCACGAGGAGTTTGACGAGGCGGCGGTAAGATATGCCACGTGGTTCGCCAACCGCGCCAACGCGACGGCCACGCTGGCCACCGGCGCGTCCATTGCCCATGTGGTCGGGTTCGCTGTTCAGTTCAAGCCCACGCGGGCCATGAACAACGCCATGCAGAGCATTATCGCGGAAAACGTGGGCCTGATTAAAAACATCTCAGACCAAACAAAGTTTCAAATAGAGGGCATGGTCATGCGCTCGGTGCGTTCCGGTCGTGATCTGGCGGGCCTGAAGGCGGATTTGGAAAAAATATTCGACGACAACAAAGCCCGAGCGGCGCGCATTGCCCGCGATCAGAACAACAAGGCCACCGAGGCCCTTTCCTCGGTGCGCATGAAGTCCGTGGGCATCACCAAGGCCGTGTGGATTCACTCCGGCGTAGCGCGGCAGCCGCGCCCCACCCATGTGGCCATGCACGGCAAGCCTTTTGATTTAAGCGGCGAGAATGCCGGACTGTATGACAGCGCCGTGAAGCGCTTTGTGCTGCCAGGGGAAGAGCCTCTTTGCGATTGCACCAAGGCCCCCCTGGTGCCCGCGTTTTCACGTGGTCCGGCGGATATAAAGACTGTTCAGGCGGTAGCGGCCCGGATACGGGAACGGGATAAAGCCGCGCGGGAAGGGATGTTTGCATGAGTGAAATCAAACGTGGTCAACCCGGCAATGCCGGACAGTTCGCTGAAACAGACGGCGGCGGCGGTAAGTCAGCCTCTTCCGGTCTGGAAGAAAAGCGGGCTGCTGTGCGCGATGCAATGGAAAAGCTGGCCAACGGCAGCCCGGAGG